ATCTTTTCATATTTTCTCCAGCCCTATCTCTTGCAAATTTTGATTGTAAAGTTTGTATATTTTTGTCTAATCTTGCTCTTACAACTTTACCTTGAGTTGTCCTTTTGTCTAGCCTACGAACTCTAACCTCATCTTTTTTAATTTTTTTAACTAATTTATTAACTTCTTTATCATCTGCACTAGCATATATACCATTGATAGTTTGTCTTAGTTCTTTTTCAAGTTCTGTAAATTCTACACTTGTTAATGTAGCTTGATATATTTTTTCAGTTATTCTTCGTGTAAAAGTATTTGAAACATCTTTAAATTGTGTAAATGATTGTCTTTTTAAATTTGTAATTAGTGTTAAATCTGCATTAGTAAGTTGCTGAAACTCTCTTGGTATATTGCCAATACCTTTAAATGCTCTCTCGATTCTTTTAGCTTGTTTTGTAAAACCCTCTCTTACAACTGTATCTGACCAAGCTAAATATTCTTTTTCAAGTATTGCTCTAATCTTTGGTTGTATAGATACTGCAATTTTAAGATCATATAATCTTTCTAAATCGTTTGTTGGTAAAGTTCTACCAGCAAGACTTGTTATTTGCTTTTCAATGTTATCTAAAGTTTTAATTAAGGATTCGTAATATTTGGCTTCGGCTAATTCAATAGACCTAATTCTATATTCTGAAAAATCTTGAATAATATCTGACATTCATTAAACTTCTTCTTCTTCTACTTCCTGATCTTCTTGAACAGGCTCATCTTGGGTAAATTGTCCTGTTTCTGCATTAGAGTCTATTTCATCAAATATTTGTGATAGTTTTTCATCATTATCAACTACTGCTCTTGCTATTTCTTTGTCTATTTCTTTGTTTAAAGTATTTGATTGTACATTAACTGCTTTTGCTTGTTGATAGAATACTAAATCACTAGCATAATCTCTTATGTTAAACGAATCAGGGTAATTGATTTCTCCATCAAAACTTGAGTTTTGAAACTCTGAATAAAGTTTAAAAATTTGTTCTTCTGCTAATTGCAAATTATCAGCTTTTTCAGATAGTCTTGCATTTAATAATTCAAATTCTGTTTGTAATGCAATACCTGATGACACTTGTGTTTTAGTTGTTCTAACTGCTCCTGTGTGTGCAATTCTATTTATAGCATCAACCTTTTTTGTTATTGAGTCCATAATAGATGTTAAGTTTTGCCCTGATGGTTGTAACAAGTATGGTTTAAGGTTAGGCTCCATTTCATCTGGCATTTCAATAACTGCTCCAGCACCAGCACTTGCATTTACACCATTTGTTTTAACTAATGATGGGTGGTTTGTTAATCTAATTAATTGTTCGATTTCAGAATATTCATTATAAATTGCTTTTTGCATATCAGAAATATCTACAAGGTCAGATTGACCAATGCCTCGTTTGTGTGACTTTGCATTGTATAAAATAACTGCTGGTATTTTGCCAATCTGATTAGTGGCAGTATCTATTAATGTTGGCTCTGTTCCTACTTCCTCAACATAAATAGTATCAACTCTATCAGGATACCATAGTCTCATATATGAGCCACCAGATTTATCTACTTCTTCTCTAATTTTTAAGTAGTTTAATATATACTTACCATTTGGTTGTCTTTCAAAATTCCAATCAAATATATTTTCTGGAGTTACGATTGAAATATAAGGTCTTATTTCTTGATTTATTTCTTCTGCTTTTGTATTTGTTTGAATTGATGGCTTGTCTAGTATCAACATACAATGTCCATAAATTGACGCATAGTTTTGTGCCTGTTTAACTACCGATGTAAAACTATTTCCCTCTAGGTCAGCATCTTTTAAGAATGATTCTAAACTAGCCTCGTCTTGCATATTACCGAAGTCTCTACTTGCTTTTACTCTGAATAAAAAAGATGAATATATTTGTATGATGTTTTTACAATGATTGTCGCAAGGTGTGTTAGCTAGTCTTTGATTAAACTCGTTGTCAAGTTCTAAATTATATCTGTTTAAATATTGTCCTATTGAATAGTCGTAACCACCATTGTAACTACGAATATAATATTCCCAATTTTTTACATTTTCTTGATAATCTTTATGTAGTGTTAGTGCTTGTTCTCTAGAGTATGCCATGCTATCTTTGTTTTATACTCCATCTTTGAGGTTTAAAGTTACGATAATTTGTTGTTAAAGGTTTTACAATTTCTGTTAAATATCCAATAGCATCATTCATATGATCGTAGCCTTCTTCCTTATCAGGAATATTTGTGTTTTCCTTGTATATTTGTCTTTGTAACCCTTTTATCATAATTTTGCAAGATGGCGAGATAAAAATATATCGCTTTCCATCTGCTGACTTTAATCTTGAATTAACTGCATTAACTCTATCTCTTATCGGACTATGTTTTAATTTACATTTAACACCAAACCCAGCATTTTGTAAAATTGTTAAATCAGTTCTTCCTCCAGCGGAAGTTTTTCTTTGACGACAGGCTGGATCAGGATAAACAAAAATTCTAATTTTAGTACCGTACCTATCTCTAATTTCTTGTACCATTTCATCAGTATTACTTGAATAAATTACTATCTCATCAACAAAGTGTATTTTATCTTTATCTATTTGTGCCACACAAGCACTCATAGGATCGACATTGAAATCAAGACCAATGTGTAATGGTTTTGACCAGTCTATTTCTTTTTGCTTTACATTGTCAACAGCATGAAAATTGTAATAGACAGCACCAGCATAATTTTCAAATGTACCCTCGAACTCTTGTCTAAAAGTTCTAATATCAACATCTTGTTTAGCTTGTTCTATTTCTTCTGCTGGTACCATACCACCCTGTAAAGTAGTAAATTGAAAGCTATCCCATTGTTCTTCTCTCTTTCCTTTTTCATACATTCTATATGACCAATTACCAAATCCTTTAGGAGAGCCACACATTAAAACATCGCCTTGTGTATCTGCTATTGAGGCTCTTAAAACTTCTGTCCATGCTTTTTCATCAATGTCAGCAAATTCATCAAGAATTAAAAAGTCAAGACCAACACCTCTTAGTGAGTCATAGTTTTCACAACCTTTTAATGATATAATACTTCCTGTTTTTTTTACTTTGATAGATAAGTTTGTTTCATTGATAGTGTCAATCCAATTAAAATCAGATAGCATTGACTTTAGCTTCAGCCACACTATTTCTCTAGCCATTTTAAATGTAGGTGCTACATACCATATATTTTTATTTACTCTTGTAGCATACTTCATCATTTCAGTAATACATAAATATGTTTTACCAAATCTTCTACCTGATACTAAAACTCTAAATCTTTTATCTGAACTGCTTACTTGATATTGAGGTTTTGTTAGACTGATTTTCATTACAACCAAATTTTAAATAGATATTATATAAATTAACTTCTTCCCTACCTAATTCAACTATTTTATCGTAAGACTTTGAATAGCCATCAAGCATACAACTATAAGCATCTTCATATTTATCTTTAAAAGTGTGTGGTGGCATACAAGATGTTTTTCCATCAATAAAAGCACACATAATAATAGTTAAAACAAATTCCATTTATTTTTTCTTTCTGTAATATCTTCGATATGTTTTTACTCTCCAAGTCCAATGGAATATTGCCCTTGCTATCTTTTCTATTTTTTCTACCAACCAATCTATCATTTTTAATTCTCATAATTATGGATATAACAACATATCCTGTGCTTCCTTTTTTAAATCACTAATTTGCTTTGCTAATTTTTTATTATCTTCCTTTACTTCCTTAATTTCTTTTTTAAGTGTTTCAATTGTTGACTGATATGTAGTTATTTCTGCCTCTTTAGAGTCAATTATATTTTTTAATTGTTGTGTTTCAGTCTGCATAACTTCCATATTTGTCTTTTACAATTTTAACAACTCTCATCTTATCACTGTATTGATCTTTTTCAATTATAGCATCTACTTCACCACAAGCCATTCTAACATTTTCAGGATTAACACTTCGTTCTACCGTCCTTTTAGCTTTTAAGCATGAACTCATTTTTTGATCTTGAATATAAGTATGCTCTATAATTCCACCTTGATAAAACATACATAGTACTATTACTCCACTAATGACCGTTTCCATTTGCCCTTACCTTATCTTTTAACTTTTCAATTTCATTTAATATTTTTTCTACATCACTTTGAAGTCTTTTTATATTAACTGCATTATGACGACTTTCTTTTAGTTCTTCTTGTATATCTTCTACATCTTTAAGTAAATCCTCAATTAATAAAAATTGCTCAGAATCCGCAGGCAAAGTTCCTAGTTCTCCTCGTGGCCACTTTATTGAAAACTCAACTGCACCTTCTAAATCTTTTTTAATTAAATGGTTATCTGTTTCTAAAGTATTAATTCTTTCTACAATACCAAAATAAGCCCAAACTGAAATTGCAACTGCAACTATTATACTTACTAAATTCTTAATACTTAAATCAATTCCAGAATCTTCTCTAATTTTAGTTGGTTTCATCGCCAACTCCTAATAGCCCAATAAGCTGGACTTAAGTTTTTTTGTCCTTTAACTTTTCTAAGAACACCACCCATACGAGCCATAAATGATCTCTTTCTTGCTGGTATATGTTTTTTAATAGACATTGTCTTACTTCCAAAATTAACCTTTTTTATATTGCCTGTTCTTTTGTTTTTAACAAACACCTTAAATTTTTTAACATCGCCACGCATGATCTTGCCTAGCCTAACTGTTCTTCCTCTATATTTTGCCATAAAAAACAAATATCATAAATTATCTACACATACAACCAATCATAGCACCACTACCATCTTTCATAATATGTAAGTTAATTGAGTTTGCATA